GCATACGCGATGTGGCAACTCAAGTGCGATGCCGAAGACGAGGTCTGCGTCGCAGGTCTCGACGACAGCACGGGCGCTTCGGCGAGCGAGGCGCGCGCGAACGGTCGACACGAGGGATGGGTGCGCGTGCGTGTCGGCGCGCGCCTGCTCGACCTGTGCCCGCAGCACGCGCGCGTGTACCTCGCGCGAAACGAGGTGAGCGATGAGCGCGCGTGACGACGCCGTCGCTTACGCCGAAGAGCTCGTGCGGCGCATCGTGCGCGAGCGCCTCACGAGCAGCGTGCGGGACCCGCCGAAGCTCACGGCGCTGCTCGCCCTCGCCTATGAGGCGGGCGCGCTCGGCACCCGGCTCGATCCGAGCAACCGACGCACCCACCGAGGCCCGCGCATGCGTACGGGCGCGCGTTGATACATACACACGCACGCGCCCACGTAGCCACCGACGTGTGTATCCACGCACGCGCATACGCACATTCGGACGCGCGCACGCATTCGCATACGTGCGGGCGTTGATACCCATAGACGCGCAAACCCACGCACGCACGTGCGAGCGCGCGTCGCGACGCGCCCACACATAGACGCACGCGCCCACGCACATTCGTGTTGACGTGCGTGCACACCCATGCGCAAACGCACGCACATGCGCACTATCGCCATCGCTAACGCCAAGGGTGGAACCTGCAAAACGACGTTCGCGGTGCACCTCGCGACGGGGCTCGCGCGTGATCGTCGGGTCCTGCTCGTCGACCTTGATCCTCAGGCCAACGCAACCGGATGGCTGCTCGGGCCGCTCGCGCGCGAGCAGCGTGGCGTTGCCGAGGTGCTCACCCAAGCGACCGCGCCCGGGCCCGGCGAGCTCGTCGACGTGCCGCGTCATGAGCGACTCAAGATGCTCCCGGCGACGCAAGCACTCGCGTCCGTCGACTCGGTGCTCGCGGCCGAAGTCGCCGGCGAACGCGCCCTCGCCGAAGCGCTCGCCCCGCTCGAGTCTGACTTCGACGCGGTGATCATTGACTGCCCGCCGACGATGGGGATCCTCGTTCTCACGGCGCTCTGTGCGGCGGACGCGGTGATCGCGCCCGTGCTCCCGGCGTTCCTTTCGCTGTCGGGTCTGTCGAAACTCGAGAGCACCGTCGAGCGCGTGCGTCGGCGCTTGAACGCGTCGACGCGCGTCGCGGGTTACGTGCTGATCGGCGCCGACCCGCGCGAAGCGATCACGACCGAGGTCCGCGACGTGCTCGCGAAAGAGGCGGGCGATCGACTCTTTCGCACGCAGGTCCGCGTGTCGACCGCGGCGAAAGCGCTCCCGGCGCGGCACGCACTCGCGTGGGATGCGGGCGCGGATCGTCGAGGCGCCGAAGATTACCCCGCAGTTTTGGCCGAGACGCTTGAGCGCCTCGGAATGGAGACTTCACATGTCGAAGAAAAGACCCATGGGAACCGCAGCCGAAGAGCTCTTCACGCCACCGACGGGAGCCGAAGCGCTCGCGCAGGTGGTTAGCGACGAGCCCGCGCCCGAGCGAAAGACCACGAAAGCGGTGAGCTTGGGTGCCCGAAAAGCTGCACGGGACGCGCGTGTTGAGCAGCGCGAGCGGCTCGTCGTGACGAACGTGCGGATCACCAATGCGCAATGGCTGGCGCTCAAGCAAGAGGCGCTCGACTTGACGCGCGCGCGTGGGGGCGGGAAAGCGGACGCGAGCGAAGTGCTTCGTGGGATCCTCGACGACTGGCTCGATAAAAGGGGTGGACGATGACAGCACACGCGCTTGGGCCCTGCGCGAATGCAGGTTCGAAAAGCATCGACGCTTGGGACACGAAGCAATGCAACACGTGCGGCGCGATCCTCAAAGGCGGCGATGATCGCACGCTCGAAAAGATGCTCGCGGATATCGCCGAAGTGATGAAAGACGAGACCGTGATACGGATCGGGTGTTCTGCAAACAACTCGGCGGCGCTCGAAATCATCCCCGAAGGCGCGTTGAAAGAGCACGCGACGAAAGGTGACGTCGACACGATCACGTGGGTGTTCGTCCTCGAGAAGCGGAAGCGTTGAAACGCCTTCACGGTGTGGTCAGGATTCCCATATCGAACGCGTTACCGACGCTCGTCCATCCCGCGCGCCCACGTCGCGCGAAAAGCTCAAGATAGGGCCCACTCGAGAGCCCCTCGGCGATCTCGTACACCGTGTCGGGCTTCGTCGAGTGCTCGGCGCGCAGGTCGGCGAACCATGAGGGGATGCTGCGGTCGATTGGTTTCGGGCGCCCGCGCGTGCAGACGAGCGCGAGCTCGTGCGCGTTCCGAACATGATGCCCCATGCCGATTCGCGGCAAGCCTGCACCCGTGACTTTGATCCACGCGAGCGTTGCCTTCGGCTCGAACCCCCACGCACGCGCGACCGTGAGCCCCTCGTCGAGGATTGCCGAGAGCACCCATAGCACGAGGTACGCGTCGTCGGCGACGAGCTCGGCGACCGCTGGTCCGAGTCGCACGAGCTCGTCGAGGGTCATCGTCGGGTAGTCGGGCGCGATGCGGGAGCCTTGATCGTTCAGGCGCCAAGGGGGGTCGGCGAGCACGAGCCCGAAGCGCTGGCTTAGTCCAGTGACCACAGCACACGTCCTGCCCGTGGATCGGGCAACGCGCGCAACGCTTCACGGAGGGGCGCGAGCGGGGTGGGGAGCGGCGAGAATCCGGGCGTGTCGATCTGATCGATGAGCTCGAACGCGGCTTCGGACACGCGCGCGTGCTCGGTGATCCCGCGCTCGGCTTCGTCCGTCGCGAGCGTCAACGCTTTGATCGTCGCTTCGGCGTCGTCGAGCTGCGCTTCGAAGAGACGCACGGCGTCGAGCGCCGCATCGCGTTCGCGCGTGAGGCGGGCGATCTGCTCGGCTTGCTCGCGATGTCGCTGCTCGAGACCCGCTTTCAAGAGAGCGACGGCGCTTTCGATCAGGATGTCGATCGACGGCGCGGGATGCGCGCTCGCGGGTTGCGTCTCGGGCGCGTCGACGATCGCATCGAGCACGATCTCTTCACGTCCGGCGACGGGCTCGCGCGCACGCGGCGCTCGTTTTTTCGGGTGCGCGCTCATGTTTTGTTCCCTTCGATGATCACATCGGCGCGCGGGATGAGCGCTTCGAGCACGGTTTGGCCGAGAAAAGTCCGGGTGTCGACGATCAGCGCATCGGGCACAAGATGGGTGTTGATCGCGTCGACGACGAGCGCGCAGCCTTGACGGTACGAGTGAGCTTGCCACGCGAGCTGCGTCTCACGCTGGATTCGATCGAGCAACGGCGCAATCCATTGCTCGAGTCGCCATGCGGTCATGCCGTGCGACGGTGCGCAGTTGAGAAAGAGCAGGGGCAGACGGTTCGGATACTCGACGAGCTCGATCTCGTTCGGCGCGGCGGGCTCGATAGGTTCGGGCGCAGGTGCCGGCGCGGGCTTCGGTGCAGTGTTGACCGGACGCGCCGGGCGAGGCGCGCTCGCCGTCGCCGCGGGCGGGAGATCGGTCGGGGGCTTCGGTGAAGGCGCGGGTTCCGGCTGCGGTGCGGGAGCCTGGGAATCAGCGGGCGCTTGGCTTTGCTGCGCTTTGATGCGCTCCCGAAGCGCGGCGAGCGCGGGCGCGACGTCGCCTTGTGCGGCGGGTTGCTGCACGCGCTCGGGCGTGGGGTCGGGGACCGCGGCGAGCGGAGCGGGCGCGCTCGTGCTCGGCGCGGGCTTGTTTTTGATTTCGGCGATTCGAGCTTTGAGATCGTTGGCGTTCATTGTCTTCCTTCCTGGCGCGAAGATCGCGGTCGCGCATCGAGCTTGGTGCGGGCAACCTTCGTATCGTTTGCATTCCCCGCGCGCAACGCCGGTTGCCTCGACTTCGGCGGCGCTCTTGTCGCGCGCGCGATCCATCTCGTCGAGGATCGGGAGATAGGTTGCCCATCGAGATTCGACGTGCGCGCGGGTGACTGTGGCGGGCACGAGTCGCGGGCGATTCGCACCTTTCGTGGGGATGACCGTGTGCCCGATGTCGACGGCTTCGGCGGTCTTGATGAGATCAAGCAGCCATTTCGCATAGACGAGAAGCTGCGCGTCTTCGACGAGCTCGTACTCGGTGCGCGCGTACTTGTCGGGATTCGACGTCGTCTTATGATCGATCACGAGCGGGCGCACGGGGTGATAGCGAACGAGATCGATGTAGCCCGTGATCTCGCGAGGCATCCCGTCGAACGCGTCGGGTAGATAGATCTTGATCTCGCCTTCGACCTCAGCGTTCGCGAGGTGATCTTCGAGGACGAAGAGCGCTTGTCGTGCGCGCGGGTGCTTCGGCTCAGCGCCCGTGTTGACGAACGTTTCGAGCTCGGCGTGTATGATCTTGCCCTCGCCCTGTGACTTCGAGGGTGGCGACTTGAGCCCGCCCGGGTACTCAAACCACCATTTCCGTTTGCACTTACAGAAGAGTTGAATTTGCGATGCGCTGTAGCGGCGCACGGGCACGCAGACCGCGATCGGCCACACGCAATCGGTGCTCGCGCCATGCCTCACGGGGCAGTCGCTCGCGTGTTCTTCGGGGCGCAGGCGACGCACGGCTTTCATGATCCGGACGCGTTGCCAGTCGGCGAGCGTCGAGAGATCGAGCACGCGGATGGGGCGCGGCGTGCGTGGGCGTGCGGGTGCTTCGACTGCGGAGGTCATGAGAGGCGAGCGTTATTTTTTCTTCGACTTGTCGTCGGGCTTCGGCGGCGTCTCGCTCTTCGGCGCTTCGGCATTCGGATCGAGCGTGTTGATCACGCCGTCCGCTTCGAGCCGCTTGGCGGTCTCGGCACTCAGTGCGGGTCCCGGAGGCGTCGCCGCGTCGGGATTCGGCGCTTTGAGCGGGATCCCTCCGAGGTATCCTTCCGGTCGAACGGGCGCTTGCGGCGGCGTGGTCTCAGGCTTGGTGGGTCCGGGCTTGCGCTCGGTCACGCCGCGAGCACGTGCGGCCTCGCGAGCCTTCCACGCGGGCGAGCCGGGGATCGGGACCTTGCGCGAGGCGTTAGCCGCGGGCGTGCCCGTCGAAGGCGATAGACCGTCTTTGGCGAGCAGAGTCCGGAGGGTCTCGCGCGTTTCGGCGAGGCGTTTGTCGGGACCCTGCGCGCGGTCTTCGAGAACCGCACCGAGAAACTGCACCGCGGCTTCGACGCCTTGCCGCGCGAGTCGCAAGAGCTCGGCTTCGGTGAGCTCGAACGACTTCGAGATGCTCTCGCGAATGTTCTCGGGCGTGTTCGAATCGTACAGGAGATCCGAGATCACACGTTCGGCGCGCGTTTGGCTCGGGCGCAGAAAGCTGAGTGCTTCGGCATGCAAACCTTCGGGTTCATCGGGCGGGCGCTTGTCTGGTTTCATTGCTTTGATCCTCCGCGTTGGACGCGCGCAAACACGCTGCGCACGTCGTCGACCGTGAGCCCGCTCGAACGTGAGCGGGTGAGTTGCTGCTCGGCATCTCGATACACCCGATCGAGCTCGCTCGCGAGCTCTTCGCCGACGCGTTGACGCGCGAGCTTGAGCGTGTTGAGCGCGGCTTCGGGCCCATGCATGGCGATGTGCTCATCGAACGCGCGCCGGATACCTGCGCGCAAAGCGTCGTCGATCATCGTTCGTTTCTCCCTTGCTCGCGCCCGAGCGCGAACGCTTGCGCGACAAGCTCTTCGATGGACTCTTGTACTTCGTCAGTGCGATCGCCGAGCTCTTCGCGCTGCGTTCGGATCTCTTCGCAGATCTCGCGTATGCGTTCGACGAGCTCAGATGGAAGGCGCTTCGTCATTCGTCTTTGCCCATCCCACGCGTCTTCGATCTCGTCAACCGAGTTTCGGGGTCCCCGAAACCTGATATCGACCGGGCGCGTCCGGACATTCCGTGAGTCCGTCCGGCCCGAGCGCGGCAAGCACACGCTGTCCGGCGCACGAGTAGGTCACGAGGGCGGCGCGCGCGTAATCCTGCACGCTCGCCGGACCGTGAACGCGAAACCACGCGATCGTCTGCGCGACGACGCGTGCGGTCGGGCGGACGCGTCGCGCTCGTCCGGCGACACCCTTCGAGGTCGTCGCGTGTTGGCGTGTGCCCGGTGGGCGAGTCACGGGAGCGGCCCGCACGCACGCCATCGACCGAACGCGACGGCATCCCAAACGTTGTGCCGGATGCTCTCGGCATGCGGGAGATCGATGCGCTTGAGCTCGTCGACGGATAGGCGCGCGATGGTCCGGTCGCGACAGATCGGCTTCGAGATATTGCCTTTCCATTCCCACGGCTCGAACGCATACGCTCGCTGGACGTTCGGACGCGCCGCACAGAGGACCGCGCCCGCAACGGCGGCGACGCGCACGATGTCGCCTTGATCGCCTTTTTGATGCGCTATGTCATAGACCTTCGGCAACTCGACGATGATCTCATCGGCGATGCCGAGCTCGCGCATGAGCACTTCGAACGCGGGAATCGTGACGAGCAGATCGCAATACGGGTCGTCGACAGCTTCAAGATAGCGACCGTCGACGAGGGTTTGATCGACGTAAATCGCGACGCCAAGCCCGCGAACACCCGGGTCGACCGCGACGCGAAGCACCGACTCCGGAAAGCATGCGCCGAAAATCGGCGCAAGATGCTCACAGACGATCTTCCCAGGGGATCAGGCGCCCGTGTCGATCAACCGCCCGTTTCGCTTTCTTCGACCACGCGCGCATGAGGTGCGCATCCGTCGCCGGGGGGACGTCTGGAAGCCATCGGGCTTGCACGGCTTGCATGATCACTTCGCACTCGGCAGCGGCGTCGTGCGCCTGCTCTTCGTCGACTTCGAGCAAGATCTCGTCGTGAAGAAAGAGCACAGGGCGCGCGCCATAGAGCGGCGAAGTCTCGTGCACGTAGCACGCCTTCGTGACCTCATAGAACGCCTCTTTCGCGAAGTCGGCGACGAGACCTTGGAAGTATCCGTTGCACGCTTCGGTGAACGTTACGCCGCCTCGCACGCGCTCAGAGCGGTATTGCGTGATCGATCGTTCGCCGAGCTCGCTCGTGATCTGCGCGATCATTCCGAAGTAGGGCCCGCTGATCTCGGTCCATCGATTGCGCCAGGTCGCTTTGATATCTTTCGCGCGACTGATATCGACGCGCACGCCTTGCCCGCGCGCATACGTGACGAACGTTTCGGCGCCGAGCCCCCCGGCGAAGCCAAAGTTGCCGACCTTGGCGACTTGGCGCGTGTCGTTCACTTTGGGGTCATCGCGACGCACGTGCGCGTCGGGCACGCTCATCGAGAGCATGTCGGCGGCGAGAACGAGGTGAGGATCGACGCCGTCGGGGGACCATTCGGGGAACGAAGCGAACGCGTCGCGTAGGGTCGAGAACCCGAACCATGCGTGACAGATCTGCGCGAGCGCTCGCAGCTCGGCGACGCGGTAGTCGACCGACAGAAAGACCTTGCCGCGGCGGGTCGTGAAGCACTCGCGTGCGCCGGGCTTGCGCGGGAGGTTCTGAAGATTCGGCTCGGCGCAGGACGTCCGTCCGGTCTCGACGAGCACGCGCAGGTCGGCGTGGATCGGGAGATAGCACCCGCGTCGAAGCGCCGGGATATACGTCGTGAGCAACTTGCTGATCTTTGCGACAGCCGCACGCGCTTGGAGCACGGGATCGTCGAGGCACATCGCGAGCGTCTCTTCGTCGGTTTTGATCTGCCCGCGCGGAAACTTTTCGCGAAACTTCTCGGACATGTCGTCGGGATTCGTGCGCGGTGCTTCGAGCCCCATCGCGGCGAACGCATCGACGATGCGCGCTTGAAGCGCCTGCATGTCGGTCGTGCCCATCTTCGACTTAGGCCAGGGTTTGCCGTTCGACCGAAGACCCGAGCGCACGATACCCGCTTGCTCGAGCAAGGCGAGCTTGTCGACCGAGGCTTCGAGTAGCGAAAGCTCGAACGCATCGACGCGGGCTTCGTCGGTGATCATCCCGTACTCAGACGCGAGCCGAAGCGCGAACGCGGCGCGCACTTGCGCGGTCTCGTCGGGGAACGGGCCCGCTTTTTTCTGCACGCCGCACAGCTCGCGGCACGTCGCGGCGTCGGCGGTCGCGTAGTCGCGCGCTCCGCGGGGCCACGATACGAGCGGAATGTGCTTGAGCTCGGCGAAGTGCGTTTGCCAGGAGTCTTCGCCTTTCGCGAGCTCGCGATTCAGGTGGCGTTTCGTGAGCGCATCGAGCTTGAAATAGCCCTTTTGTCTCGTCGCATACTCGAGCGTGCCGTGCTTGATCTCGGCGAGCATCTCTCGGATGCCCGTGTCGTGCACGCGATTCGCGTCGAGCACGTCGAAGATCTTCGGCATGAGGCGGGTCTCATGACGACCCATCACGCCGAGATCAAACGCGGCGTTGTGGAAGACGAGGTGCGCTTCGGGGTCATCGACGAAGAGCTCAAATACGTCGGCGGCGTGCTCGTATCGCACGAGATCGGTGCCCGTTTGTGGCGACGAGTACGAGAGGCAGACGAGGGGCGGGAGCGTCGTCTCATCGGAAATAAGCTCGGTTTCGGTGTCGAGTCCTGCGAGGTACATGCGTGAGGTTCCCGAGCAGGGGAGCGGGCGCGTGTTCGCCAAGGAATTATGGAACTCAAGCGCGGCGAGACCAGCAACGCAAGAGCAAGCCGAGGTGCTTTTCGAACCTGCGCCCGCTCCCCCGAAAGGCGTCTTAGAACGGAATATCTTCTTCGTCTAGGGGCGGGGGGTCATCCTCGGACGATGCGGATTGCGACTCGCTTTGCACGTTCGGATCGTCGCCCTCGCCGCCGGGTTCACAGACGAGCACCCACTCGTGTTTGGTGAACACGCCGTTTGTTTTCGTGAGCGGGATCTGCGTGCACACGAGATCGAGCACGAAGCCTTTGAGGGGCTGCTCGTCGGCGTCGCACGTCATGTTGCAGATCTCGTCGTCGACCTGTTGCCAGTCGGTGTTAAAGCAGATCGCAACAAACTTGCGGATGTCACCATACGCAGGTTTCTTCGACAGGTCGACGACCCACGATCGACGCTGGCCAGGCACGACATGCCCTTGATCGCTCGCGAGCACGACGCACTCGACGATGTAGAACATGACGCCCGGCTTTTGATTCGACGCGATCGTTTTGACGACGTCGATGCGCACGCGGTGCTTGCCTTCGGGAAAGAAGTTTCCACGCATGCTCGGCGTCGCTTGAGCGATGTCACCGCGAAACGGGTTCGCAACGCGTCGCTCGGGCTGCGGCGTGAAATTCTGTCCTCGATTTTGCGCGCCGCCGCGTTGCGTGGTCGTGTTCCCGAACGGCCGCGCCGCGCCTTGCTGCGTGCCCTGCGTGCGTTGCTGCGGTTGCGATGGGCGCGGCGTGCGTTGCTGCGGCGGCGTCTGCGCGGGCGTTGGTCCGTTGAATGGTTTTTGTCCGGCTTTGTTTCTGAGATGTTCTGGAATCGCCATCGCTTTAGTCCTCAATCCGATCGCCGATATCCGCGCGGTTCACGATACATTTCGTCCCATCCGTGAAGCGTACTTGAATCTGCTTTGAGTCGATGATCGTTTGGATCTTGAACTCGGCGATGGGCTCTTCCATCGATCCCCAGTATTTTTTGATGCTGTCCGATTTCAGTTTCCAGCGTTGACCCGCTTCGACTTGCGGTCCCTGGCGTGAGCCTCGGGACGGATTGAAGTCGTCGGGTCTCTCGAGCACGAGCTTTTCGATCAAGCCCACGTACGTTTCGAGATCGGCGAGCTCGCTGTCGATGTGCCATCCGCGAAAGCGCTCTCGCGTTTTGCTCACGTGTTCGCGTAACTTCATGATGCGGAGCGCGCCGAGTTGCTTCGGTGTCGTGACTCGTCGTGCTCGCCGCGGGGTCCCGTTTGCGGGCGCGGTATTTCCAGCCATATTTTCCTCGCTTGCGTGTTTCGATTTCGAGGGTCGGCGCGCCGCGTCGTGTTTCGTGATTCGTTCTAGCGTGCTGTATAAGCACGCCGACCCTCGCGCATGCCGCTATGGCACGCAGCGGATCGGGACGCAAGTCTTAGTTTCGGGGTCCCCGAAACTCGATCGCGCGCTCAGACGAGCGCCGCGAGACCGAGCTCGATCGTGCGACGAACGGTGTCCGACCAGGATTCGCCGGACGTTTGCGCTGCGCGTTCGAGGCGCGCGCGCAGCGCGGGTTCGACCTTGATCTTGAGGTCGACGTACTTCTCGGTCACAGGCTTCGGCGGACGTCCGCCGCGTCGCTTGCGTGCACGCTTCACGGTGCGGAACGTTGCCTAGGTTTCGGGGACCCCGCAACGTCAAAGCGAAAGACCGATCGCGACACCACTCCCGAACGCCGCGAGGACGAGCGCGATCCCGAGGATGATCACGAGCGGGTCCGCTTCGTCCTCGGGTGGGGGCTCGACTTCGGGGAGCGTCGCGACCGCGATGTGCAGCGCGTCTGCCTGGGGTTTACTCTCGAGACACACGTCGCGTTCGCGGGCTCGGGTCTCGGCCTTTGAACGCCACCGTTCGGCCGCTTCCCAGAGGTCACGTTTCGAGAACGCTTCATACCCCGGCCGATGGGCGGTCGTGCTCGTCTGCGTCAACAGGACGGGCGCTTGCGCGGCGAGGGCGAGTGCAAGGGCAAACGCGATCATGGCTCTTTCGAGGCGTCGATGAGCGCCTGCACTTCGTCTTCGGTCGGGTCGCGCACGAGCTTCGCTTCGAGCTCGGCGCGCGCTTTGTCGCGCGCGATTTGTAAGAGGCGCTCGCGCCGAAGGTCATCGGCGCTCATTTCTTGCGCGAGCTCGCGGGCGCGCTCGCTCGACTGCTCGAGTGCTTCGCGCCGGCCTTCGATGCGTGCGGCTTCGACGTTCTTTCGAATGGAGCGCACGATCCACGCGACGAGCCCGCCGATCGTCGCGGTGCCGAGCAAGCCGAGAACGAGCTCGATCATCCTTCCTCCGGGGGGCGCGGCAAGTCGCCGGACGGGGGCGCGTTCGGCGGCGTGATGGGGGGCGGGAGCGACATTGTCAGGACGTCGATGCGGGATGCGGCGAGCGCGTTCGGGCGTGCACGCGGCGAGCGCTGATAGAGCGCATCGAGCGCGCCGACCGTGAACCAAAACATGATCCAGAGTCCGCGCGGGACGGACGTCCGGCCTTCGATCATGTCTTCGACGAGGGGCTGTAGCCCGGGCGCGAACATCATCGCGAGGCGCACGTACGGGCGCGTCGGGCGAAGCCATTGACGCAAGAGATCGTCGGTGCTCACACCATCACCGGCTGCACGCTCGGGAGCGTCACGATTCGGAAAGCGACGCGCTCTTTTCGGAGCGTCGCTTCGATGAAGAGGTTCACGAAACGATCGGTTGCGATGCCCGAATTGGAAAGAGCGTCGACGCTTCGATCAAGACCGAGCAACACGCAGCCGTGCGTGTGTTCGGGATTCACGCCGTTGTGCACGAGCACGTACGAGAACCCGACGGGATCGGCGAGACCGTTCGGCGACTCGCGCATGATGCGCGGGAGAAGGCGCCCGAAGCGGGGCGACTTGTGCGGGACGAGCACGTAATCGCCCGCTGGGATCGCGGTCTGTCCGAAGACCTTCACGCCACGCGGGCGGATGGGGTCTTCGAGCGTGAAGCCGAACGGTTTGCCGTCGACGGACAGACGCCCGGTTGTCGATCGGCGGGTGCCGATGTCTCGTTCGAGCAAGCAATCCACACGGCGAACGTACGCGCGATCGGTCGCGCGCAGACAGGGCGCGCGCGTGCGTGCGGGATCGTCAGGTAGGAGATCAGACCTGTACGCCGAAGATCTGCACGCTCAATTGTAGATCGACGGACTCGGGATCTTGCTGCGTGACGACGCCCGTCGCAGCGGCGATCGAGTACGGAAAGAGGTGCACCGTTTGATCGTCGATGATCTTCCACGCGCAGCCTTGCACCGCGAGACCGAGGCTTGCCGTCTGCTCTTGCGAGACTTGAACCGAATAATCGGTGCTCGCCATCGGGGTCTCGAGATCGACGACGACGTGTCCCGGCGCGCCGGCGGCGACTGAGACCGTGCAGCCGAAAGTCTCGGCGATCAAGATGTCGCCTGCGCCGTCTGTGCGCAGCCAAGCCCACGCTTTCGGGATGTTCCGTTGATAGAGCGTGTTCGGCGAGATCGAGAGCGAGCTCGCATCGCTCACGAAAAGTGTCTGCGCGAACATCGAAGACCCGCCGATCGAGACGTGCGATCGCCAAGTCGAGTTATCTGTGACGAGCGTGTTCGCCCATGTTGCGGCCGATGTCGACGGGTGCGACGCGCACACGATCCCGTTCGCGGTGATCGCGATGATGAACGCGTTTTTCGAGTTATCGAAGCGCGCCCAATGATTCGACGCGTCGACCCATTGCGCGTTGAACACGATCGCGAAACACGCATCGGTGCCGCTAAATCCGGGTCCCGTGTGGATATGCCATTGCGACCCGGCCGTATCGCCGACGAGGTCGGTCCATTCGAGCGCGCCCGCGAGCCCGCGCACGAAGCGGATGAGCGGGATGATGTTCGCCGTCGCCGACGACAGACCCATCGACGTCCCGAGCACGAGCCCGCCGAGCAGCGGGATCTCGCGTTTCTGCGTCGAGCTCTGGTCGTACCACGCCGCTTCGGTCATCGTCGCGCCGGGCGTCTGTCCCGTGAGCGCTTGTCGCGAGATCTGTCCCGTGCCCGGCTCGAAGGTCCATCGCTCGATGCTCGCCGTGTCGATCGTCCACGTTGCGCCGAGCGCGCCGTCGGCGGTCGTGACGCGTGCGCCCTGCGCGAGGATCCATCGGATGTCATCGTTCTCGGCGCCGAACGCGACGAGCTGCCATTTCCGACCCGTGCCTGTGGTCTCGCCTTGCCAGATGACCTGACACCGATACTGCCCGCCGGGGATCCCGCGCTTGTCGAGCAAGAGCTTTCGAAGCGGGGCGATGAGCTCGGCGTTCGTCGACGCGATAGCGAGCGCGGTCGACTTCGTGAGCGCGCGAAAGTCGATGGCGTCGAGCGCCTTCGTGATGCGCCCGCGCGACGGGCGGTAGTCTTTGAGCAGCGTTTTGACGCCTGCGTTGTCGACCGCGACGGCGTAGACGAAGACGCTATTCGCCGGAACCGCGGGCTCGGCTGCGCCCGGCGCGACGTCCGTCGCGGTCCACACGCCGCCGCGCGAGAGGCTCCAATACGTATCGCGTCCCCCCGACCCGACCCCGGCGTAATTGTGCAGCGCCGCGGGTCCTGTCGTGAGCTCGCGCCGATAGCCCCCACCCCCCGTGCCCGAGCCGGCCCACACGGCAGCCGAGAACTCGTTCGCCGCCGCTTGCCCGCCTGCACCGACGGATGGCGCGGTGCCGAGGCCGGCGACGGGTTGATCCTCCATGAGATCGTTTCGCGCGATGGTCTCGCGAAACCAGCGCAGCCATCGCCAGGTCCATTGTTTGTGCCACGAATCGTATTGACGTTTCGGGACACCCGCGGCCCAACCGGCGGTTTTTTGCGTCGTCGGCTCGGTGCTATTCGCGTTCGTCGAGTCCCATTGAGGATCGGTTGCGGGAAGATCTTGCGCCATGTTTTTTCACCCTGTGACGGCTTCGGCCCATACGCCTTCGGGCGAGTCGCCTTCCCATCCGCCTGCGCTCGGGTCATCGTCCCAACCGAAGAGCACCTCGTCGGTTTCGAAGTACTCGAGGATCAAGCGCACGCCGTTGTTTTTGATCGAGCGCAGAATGCGCGCGTATTGCACGCCGAGCAGGATGCGCCCGACGGGAACCTCGCACGAGAAGAGCGCCGCCGCGGGGTAGGCGGGCGTGTAGTGGATCGCGCTCGGTGCGTGCCCGCCGTCGAGCAAGATCAAGATCTCAAGCGCTTCGTCGACGTGCCCCGTCGCGCTCACGGCACGCGCTCGCGCGCGCAAGAAACGCAGGTATTCGGTGTCGGTCGTGTGGTCTTCGCGCCCTTGATCGAGCAATGTTCCGATCGAATCGAGCTGCGCGCCGTACGCCGTGTCGAGCGACGTGAACGCGAGAACATCGATCATTGCTTGCTCGAGATCTTGAAATCCGGTCGTGAGCCAACACAGGAGATCCTCAAAGTTTGGCTTGCCCTTGAACTGCTCGAGCATCCGGTCTTTGGCGAGCTCGCAATGATCGAGCGCGCCGGATGCCATCGAACCCGTGAGCGATGCCGTTCGATGCGCAGCGTCGAGCGTGTTGCCCGCCGCGTCCGAGACCGTAAGCCCGACCGTGATCGTATACGTGCCGACGGTCGACAGCGCGCCGCTCATCTCGAGATCGACGTAGGTCGGTTCGGGCACAGGCTCGGGCGTCACGCCGAGAACGGTGCGTGCGGTCGCGCCGCCTCCGACCGACGGCACGTACGAGCCTGTCGCGCGAAGCGGCGCGTCGTCGGTCATCGGCTCATCGAACGCGAGTCGAATCGTGACCGGGTTTTTTTGCGTCGCGCCTTCGACGCGCGGCGCGGTCCCGATGCCCGTGAAGGTTCCCGGGATGCTCACGGCTCTTCCTCGGGAGGCTCGACGGCGAGGATCTCGATCCCGTATTCGCCGCCTTCGAATGGCTCGTCGATCTCGAGGTCGACTTGCGTCGGAGCGTCGACGTCGTCGACGGTCACCGAGAGCACGCGGGGTGTTCGTTTCCCAGCAGGCGGCGTGATCTTGTACGTCGACGGTGCGATCAAGAGCGCGTGATAACGCACCTCTTCGGAGAACGTTCCGCGCAGGATCCACGGCGCTTCGGTTCCCGGGACCATCTCCCACGTACACTCGAGCGGTGGCGCGGTATCGGCGACGAGCGACGTGAACACGTCCCACGGCTCGCCCGTCGTTCGAAGCTTGAAAACTTCATGCGTCGGGATCCCTGTGATCCCTGCGCTCACGTAATCGTGCGCTGCGACTTGAGCCATGATGTCACATCACGATCGTGGTTCCACCGTTTGGAATCCACAATTCGCCGAGTAGAACCGTGGTCGATGCTGCGGGTGAAGCGGGTTCTTCGGTGCCTTGCGCGACGCCGCTTCCCGACGGCCCGATCTTCACATCCGCCAAGTAGCCACGGATTTGATACGCGGGCGACCCACTCCAGATGATTGCAGGAATCATCGGATATTGACTTGAATGCGCATCGCCTGTCGATGGGATGCTGCTTTGGACGTTCGTTCCCGAGGTACCGTATATGCCAGCGATGACCGTGTTCGAATTTCCAAGGTCATCGTGCGCGTTGAACCCGATACAGTTTGTCGGATTAATCGTTTGCGCTGCTGTCGGCGCGCCCCCGGCTCCGGTCGCATACGATGAGTGCGCGAAGAATGGGAACGGATCTGCATAGGTTCCCGTCCTCTGGCCTAAGGTTTTAGCCGAGCACGTGAAGTGTTGGCATCGTCCCGTCGAGTTCTGAGAGACAAGCAGATACACGTCCCCGTCGGTGTTCCGCATGATGTGGTAACGACAATTCGTGACCACAGACCCCGATGGCGAAAGCTGTCGATTCGTGAGCGTGCGTGTCTTTGTGCCCGTGGTGGTCGTCGGATCCGCGGTCGTCGATCCGCCCGAGAAGGCCATCGACGCGCACGCATAGTTGAACAGGTGCGGGCTCGCGGTCGCGATCGCGAGCGAGATGAGGATATCGATCGACTTGCCCGTGCTCGGGTAGTCGCTCTTGTAGAGCACGATCCAGGAGTGTGCGTTGCCGGCTGTATTCCAGACGAGATCCGAGTCAGAATCCCAGCGATCGACCCCGTCCATTCCGGCTGCGACAGAGTCTGAGGACCCGCGAACGGACCATCCCGCGGCTTTGTACGCGTCTTTCCACGCGCGTAGGATCGCACGCGATTGTGCGGTGACCGTCGCTTCGCTCGACGGGACGTTATTGAGTGAACACGTCCAAGTCCGAACGAGCGTACTCATCGCGAAACCTCACGCGGGCATGCGACGGAATACGCGAAGTCGTCGCACCATACTGCGTCGACTTCGTCGCGCGGGCTAAGCGTGAGACACGCGCGCCCGATGGCGAGAATCGTGTCTATTTGCGCAAGTTGACAGTCTCTAACAAGGCGCACGGGCTTTGGCTTTTCATAGAAAAGAACGCTCGCGCCTGCGGCGACGAGCGCGAGACAGATGAGGATCACCAAAACCGCACCCGCTTCGCGTTCCGATTTCGATTCGTGATTCATGACGCAACCTTTCACGCAAGCCGTTTGAATTTGATGCGCGTCGAATCATAAATCGGACGCTCGTTTGCAGGCAAAGTGAGCGGTAGCGCGTTCGTCGGGAGCGTCGAAAGCCCGACGTAAATCGTCACTTCTCGAAGACCACTGGTCTCGATCGCTTGCTTGAGCTGCCAGGGTACGACGTCTTTGCCTACACGCGAGAGCGCGGCGTCGAGGATCGCCGTTCGCATTTCGAGCTCGCCTGTGCCGGTCGCGTCGTGCGCGGTTCCGAGCACGATGTCCGTGTCGACAGGGAACGAGCCGTCGTCAGTGTCGCGCTCGTATTCGACGAGAATGTGGATATCGACATCGGTCTGGCGTGAGTATTTGACAGTTTGCGTGTCGCCCGCCGCGTCGACGACCGACGTTGTCTCGGACCCGTACATCTCGATCCCGATCGGGACCGAAGCCCAAAGGACCGCGGCGATGTCCGCTTCGAGACCGTCGACGCAGATCGCTTCGACCGAGTGACCCGGGCGCCCGTCGACGTCGGGATCGTCGCTTTCGTTTTGAATGACGACCGCGTCGGTGCAGCCTGCGCCGCCTTCATCGGTCGCGCGCAAGAGCGCTGCCAGGAGTCCGGGGAGAGACGACCCGCCCGAGGCGCGAAAGCTCGTCACGAGGCGCTTTCGTCCGAGCGCTTCGGTCTCGGCCAACGCGCCCGGGCTTGCGTCGTCGGCGTTCGTCACGGATGACCACCCGGCGATCGCCGTGACGCGCGTCGTGATCGTGCCCGCCAACGCGCGGATAGGGCCGGTCGTCGCGGGGCTCGCCGTCGTCGTGCCTGGGATCGTCACGTCGTCGTCGTGAATCCATTCGGTCGTGCCGTCGCTCGAACGCGAGCCCGCGGGAACAAGGGTCCCGCCCACACCACCGAGCGTGAGCACGACGGTCGAGTACGTCGCGTCGGCGAGCTCGGTGCCGGCGAGCGCGAGCAGGTCACGCAAGATCATGCCCGACGCGTTCCCGACCGAGCGCTGCGACAGCACCTCTTCGACGAGTTCCCAGATGGACGCTTCGCGTTCGGCGAGGATCGATGCGAGCTGTCCCATGATCGACGCGTCGTCGATGTCGACATTTTGGCCAAAGCGCGAGCGCAGCTCGGCGATGAGATCCGTTTTACAGTCGGCGAGGCGTTTGGGAACGAAGCCCGCAGCCGTGAGCCCGAACGACACGCGTCCTCCCCGCTACGTCGGTGTCCCGACGTCGATCACGATCTCGCTCGAATCCACGTCCGAAGCCCACGCGATTTCGAGCGCGCGCGTCGACGTGTTCAAGGCGAGCTCAAACGTTTCGAGTGTTCCGATGCCTGGCGTCTTCAAGAGTTCGTCGCGAAAGACCGAACGCATGAGCGGAATTGACGGGTCTTTTTTGAACACGAAGCCGAAGTAATCGATCCCCGCTTCAGTATCGAGGAACCATTCGCCGCGGATACGCTTGAGGCGGATGTTCGCGCGCTGCGCGACGGACACGCCCATTGAAAAGTCGCGTCCGTCGAACGCGATGTCGCCATCGTCGTCGAGCAGGAAGTCGACGCCGAGCGTCATTCCGCTTTCACCTTGGCGCTCGCCGACGTGACCACGCCTGCGATCTGTCCTGTGAACGGGATCGGGGAGCCCGACGGACCCGGGCCCGCGACAGCGGCCACCGATTGCACCCACGCGAGAAACGTGGGATCGGTGATCTCAACGGAGTCGCCGACGCGCGCGACACCCGCGCCCGCGGGTCCCGCGAGATGTACCGTCGCGGCTTTGATCGTGACGACGCCTTCGGGGGTGAGCTCGATTTCGGCGCTTCGATCCTGACGCCCGATTCGAAGGTTCGTCGCGTCGATGCTTCCGAGCGGCGCGATTGTCGGGCGAATCCCTGCGATGGCGACTGCATCCGACAGGTCCGAACGTCGCGCGAGCACGGGGTCGACGCGTGCGCCCGGCTCGGCGACTTTCCAGCGGTCTAGCGCCCGCTCGGCGAAGCTCAAATAGACGAGGTCACCCACGGCGAGCGGGAAGGTGATAGCCCATCCCGCGCCCGCCGGGAAGGCCACGGGCACGCGTTGAATGACCGGCGGTTCGGGGCTCGTCTCTTCATCGTTCGCGTCGAGGTACACCTCGCGCAGCGTGGGTTGCACGTTCACGACCTGCTTTGCGACGAGCTCGTCGACCGACACGACCCGCGCCGGGAGTCCGAAGTGCAGCCGATCGAGCTCGGCGCGAATCGCGTCGCGAATGACCCGGGCCCACGTGGGGGTGAGCGCTGTCCCTTCACGGCTCACGTGAGAGAACTCTCCGTGTCGACCGCCCACTCGCCGCTCTCGGTGTCGCCCACGTAATGGGCGCGCGCGATGCGATAGACGCCCGGGAACGCTGTCGACGTAAACATGAGCTGCCTTCCGACGACGACGCGCGGCATGAGCTGAATCTTTGCGCCGACCATTTTTGTCTTTCTGCCCTGCGTTTCATTGATCACGATCTTCGGCGCGCCGATGAGGCCCGTGCGCGGGCCGAGCACGAGCGCTTCGTCAGGCAAGAGATCATTCGGTCGCAAGATCACGAGCTCGCCGTTTTGAATGATCCATCGAAACCCGAGCGTTTCGCCGAGCTCGGTCATCGCATCCGCCGCGAGACCCGAGAACGTTTTGCCGTCGAAGAATTTTTTCACCGACCCATCGAAGCGCCCCGCGCGCGCCTGCGCGATCGCGCGCGTCGCGTTCACGCCAAGCGCTTTCGCGACGATCTCGATCGCGTCTGCTACGGTCGCGCCGGGCGGGAGCGACGCGGCGAGGATCCCGCGCTTCGCTTCGCTGCCCGTGTTCGACTGGATCTTCGTGACCCATCCCGTCGTCTCTTGCTCATGAATGACGTTTGACAACTCGCCCGAGTAGATCACGCCGACGTCACCCGCGTAGCCCGCTTCGAGCACGACGCGCGGGCGCTTCGTTTGCGACAGCTTCGCGCGGCCCGCCTCGTTCAAATTGTAGATCGCGATCTCGGCCTTACACGAATCCGCGTCGAGCGCGTGTTCGACCGAGAAGACGATCCGAAAACCGGGCACGAGCGCGCGCCCCTCATAGTGACTCGAGCGATAGCGCTTATCGTGCAGCGTCAGCGCCGCTTCGCGCTGATAAAGCAAGGTCACGACGCCGCCAACGCGGTCGCTTGAATCCCCGCGATCTCATCGGCGTCGTGATACACGAGCAGGACGCGCGTCCCGAAGTCTTCGAACGTCGGATCTTCTTTCCGAGGCGTCGTGTCCATCGCCATGATCGCGCCGGGGGGCGCGCCTTCGAGGTGTCGCGCGAGCCCGAAGATGTCCCACTCGATCACGACCCGACGACCGAGCACGAGCGGCGTGCGCTCGGCATCGTACAGGTCGAGAAAATAGGCGCTCATGCGATCGTTCCAACGCACGACGATCTCGTACGTCACGCCATCGAGCACGGGCCGGATGCTGTAATAGCCGTTCGACGGCTCGATCGGGAGCACGTGCACGGTCATGGGCTCGCGCTCCCGGCGCGCTTGATCATGCCCGGGACAGAGCCGAGTAGATCATAGGCCATCGTGTTCGCGTCCTCTTTCACTTTGTCCGTCGCCGGCGTCGTGCTCTTCGCGCCTTTCTCGCCCTTCACGGTCGATGTCTTTTTGTTCGCGGGTGCGGGCGCGACGCTCACGACATCGCTCGACGCAAACGTCATGCGCCGAAGCTCGGCAGAGAACGCGAGCACCTCGCCCGTGTTCTGATCACGCGTGACCGTGAGCGAGGCGAAGTGCATCGATTCATACACGCGCGCGATCGTCACGACGCGAAAGACGGCGTCCTGCTCGAAGAGCTCGGCGAGCTGCGCATAGACTTCGTCCCACGTGTAATCGGTTTGATCCGTATGCTGTCGAACGATGTTTCCGTTCTCGTCGATCGATGCGTCGGACGTGACCGGGATGTTCGAATAGAGCGCGTCGATCGTGAGCGACGGGAACGCGATGCGCCGATGATCCGACACGAGCCCGCCTTGCTCGATCGCGTAATCCGTGATCTCGGCGGAGTGCGTATGCGTCTCGCGCAACGTCGCCGACAAGATGATCGTCCCGATCGATGAAGGCTCTCGCGCGCTGCTGATCGCGATCAAGGTCATCGCACGCGCCTCGGTCCGAACGCCGCCGAAGTCTGGCGACGATCGCGTTCGAGCACTTCATCGACCGCCTGCGCGGTCTTCTCGGCGATCTCGCTTGGGCTCGCGCCCGTCTTCGCCTCGACTTTGACGGACACCTTCCGGTCACCTGAGAACACGGGCCCCATGAGGCGCGGGTCGCTCTCCCACGGGCGCCGCGTCGGCGGCGCGAATGGGCCGGGCAGCGCAGGCGCGCGTTGCCACGCGTCGCGATGCTTGCCGATCTGCGTCGCGGTCGGGCCGTGCACCCAATCGGCGATCTTCTCGCCGAGCCCGCCACCCCAAAAATCGATCGACTTCGCGATCTTCGAGTTGCTCCACTGCTCACTAAGCCACGTGAAGAGCTCAGCGAGCTTCTCTTTCCCGAGCGCAACGATCATCTCGAAGAGCTTTCCGATCGCGGGCAAGATCCCGCCTTCGTCCGTCGCGAGCTGAAAGAAATCGGCGAAGATCATATCCGCGCCGCGAAGCGCGTTTCGAAGAAAGAGCAGGACCGAGCGGATCGTTTTGATGATCCAATGCTCGTCTTTGCCCGGGGGCTCGTCGAGGAACACTCGAAAGAACTCGCCGATGAGCGACTTTTTGCCGGTCATGAAGCCGAAGAGATCTTCGATCAAGAGCGCGATGAGCAGAATCGCCGCCGGGATCGCGAGCGCCGCCGCGTTCGCGACGACCCACGCCGCCGCGACTTTGACCGCCGCAGCAACACCCGCCTTGCCCGCCGCGAGAATCGCGATCGCATATCGACCGAGCGTCACGAGAAGCACCGTTTTGATGAAGCGCTCGTGCCTCGAAAACCAATCGAAGAGCTCGGTCACGCCCGACACGACGTCGCCCAAGATCCCGATGAGGGTCCCGAGCACGGGCGCTTCGACGATCGCCGACACGATGCGAAAGAGCGCGAGCACACCGTTCCCCGCGACTTCGGCCGCGCCCGCGACTTTGTCGAGCGCCTTGTCGACGAGCGGCGCGTGTCGCTGATAAAATTTCATGAAAGCTTCGGTCACCCGAAGCGTCGCCGGGATGACCGCGCTCCCGAGCTTGAGGCGCAAGATCTCGAACGCGTAGTTGATCGCGCCCTGCGCGTTCGTCAGTTTGCGCATCTCGGCGACTTGCGCCGTCGTGACGAGACCGAGCTCGCGCGCCTGCTCTTCATACGCGAGGATCGCCGCCGACCCCATCTCGAGGAACGGGAGTCCTTTCGCGACGCCTTCCTCGCTGAAAAGCTTGATCGCGATCTGCGCTTTTCGCGACTGGTCGGTCATCTTCGAGAGCGCATCGCCGACGCGCAAGAGAAGACCCGGCCCATCGTTTGCGAACTCGCGCAGCTCCGTTTGCGAGATCCCGATCGCAGCGAACGCCGACGCGAGCTCTTTCGAGCTCACGCGCGCTTCGGCGCTCTTCTCTTGCAGGTTGCGCATGAGGTCTGCGAGTCGATCGAGATCAACCCCCGACTTCGATGCGGCGAACCCGAGCGTTTGCAGGCGCTCGACACTAACGCCGAGCGACTTCGCCATGATATCGAGGTCGGTGCCCGCGCGCGCCGCCTCGAACCCCATCGAGCCGAGTCGCACGCCGATGTTCACGACGCGCGAAACGAGCTCGGCAGAGAGCGCGATCAGGCTCCGAAACTTGCCGTCGGCTTGCTTGAATCCAGTCTCATTGAGATCGAAGCCGAGAAGCGTGAGCAGCTCGCGAAGATATCCGCCGCTCGGCTCGGCCATGGTGCGCTATCTTCGCCGCGCTCGGCGCCCGCGTCCACCCCCCGACTCAGGTTTCGGGCCGCTGTCGCGCTTCTCGATCGCGTCTCTGTACGCATCCGCGCACGCGTCTCGGTAGTCGAGCGCGGCGAGCATGTCGAAGAGGTCGTCGATCGTATACAGCGTCCGAAGCTCGTTCAATGTCGCCGGCGCTGGCTCGGCGAGGACGACGCGCCAGATGCGCCAGTCGAGTCCTGCGGGGGGCTTTGGCCATTCGACGCGGGGCTCGTTTCGAGCGCGGGCGCGAGCAGGCGGAGAATAGGGTTCGCGAGAAAAAAATTTTGATAGTTCTCGCGCAACGCCCAAAACACGACGGTCATGAGCACTTCAAAGCGCCCCGCGAATTGATCCTCATAATCGATCGGGCGATCGTTCTCGTGCAAAGACGCGAGCAAGATCTTGATACACTCGCGCGTCGCCGGTTGATTGAACGATCGCGTGAGTTTACCGATCGCACCTGCGACCGCCTCACCGCCATCGGCGAGCATCTCGATGAGCGCAGCGTCAGGCGCGACGATCTTCGATCCTTCGGGCGCTTTCGCGAGCGCGCTCTTCGCACCCGCGAGCGCGCCCTTCACACCGATCCGACCGATCGGCTCACCGATGAGCTCGGCGAGCCATCCGAACACGATGAGCGATTCCGTCGATGCGAGAAGATTGATGTGCCAGCGAGAGCCCGCGAAAGAGGCTTGGCGTGAGGGGAGCACGCCTCGCCCCCTATCACACGCCAACGCCTTCCGCATCCTGCAAGTCGGGCGATTCGAGCACCCACTCGCGCGGCTCAGCGTTGTCTTCGGCCCAAACTTTGTTCGGGGTTTTCTCGACCCACGCCGCGCCGACGTACGCGGTCGGCGGGATGGTCGACGAGTCGACGATCGTGAGCGGACCCGCGCCCGCGTTCTCGAAGTCGTCGAGGCGCTTCGCCGCCTGCATGACTTGATTCCCGAGCGCGCCGGGCATGAGCCGAATCGTGATCTTCGCCGAGTTATCGCGCGACCGAACACGCACGGCCTTTCCATCGGCGCCGACGACGAGCGTGTAGCGCGGCTTATTGTACGCAATCTCAATGAAAGACCCTTTACCGAACCCGGTCACGAGCGCGCCGAAATAGACGACCTTCGTGAGTTTCGGATCGAGCGTATAGATTTCGAAGGCCATGGTTCGCCGCCTTTCTTAGACCGAGAGCGTGCCGCGGATGTTCACGAGATGGATCGCGCCCGCAAGCGTCGCTTCCCATTGAATCGCCTGCGCTTCGGGAATGCGGCGCGCTGCTCGATCCGCGTCCGCGATATCCGTGATGAGCGGCGGCGTGACCGTATACGCCGGGGTTTCGACTTCGCCCGTCGTCGCGTTGCGCCGGGATCGCGCGATGTACCGACGCGTCGGCTTCGAGAACTCTTCGAGCGCCGCGCGCACGTTCGCCGCGAAGATGTCGATCCCTTCCGTGGTGAAATCGATCTTTTTGTTCTTCAGTTGCGAGAGCAGGCACAGCTCAAGAATCCGCGCGTCGAGCGCGTCGCGCCCGTGGATCACGTCGATGAACTCACCCGACGCGACCGTGCCATTGAACGTGACCGAGCGACCCGCGATCGGCTCGTACCCGTTCGCGTTTTTGCTCGTCAAGTTGGTGCGTTCGGTCGTCGTGTAGCGCCGAGCCGTCGAGCCGATGGTCTCTTTGAACGCCCACGTACGCGAGCCCGCGACGTCGGCGAGCCCGCTCGAGAAGACCATCGACGCATGCGCAACCGCGTCGGACGCGTACTCCCAAAGCGACGTGCGGAAATAGTTCTTCGCTTTGAGGCGCGACGCGACGTCACTCGTGCTCGTGATGCTCCCGCTCGAGTCCGCTGCACTCGTGATCGTCGCATCGTCCGACTGCGCGAAAAACAGTTTCTTGCGCGTCTCGATCGCCGCAGCCGTCGCCATGATCGACGCTGGATCCCGCGCGGTGATCAAGAGCCCATACCAGTCTTCGGACGCGTTCTCGATCGCCGTGATGTCCTCAGGGATCCCGACATTCGCCGTCGTGACGACGAGCGACATGTTCGGGCTCGACTCCGTGACGACGAACGGGATGCCCGCGCTATCCGCGGTGAGCACGACATCCGCGCCCGACCCTGACGCTGTGACGCCGAGATACGTCGACGCGTTGACCGCCGTTCGGAGCGACGCGGCGATGCCGTTGATCGTGCTCGAACCCGGCGCGGTATGAGAAATCGTCTCGGTGTTCACCGAGTCGTCGAAGCTGAGCGCGTAAACCGCCGCATCGACCGCAGCGGTCACGGTCACGGTCACCACCTGCGCGACGGGCGTCGAACGCCGCCCGACCGCCCATCGCGTCGGGTGCGGTTTCTGCGCTTCGATGCCCGCCGCTTCGACGTACGCGAGATCCGCCGTCGTGAACCCATCGTCAAGCATCTCGTCCGTCGTCGAGTAGAACCGGATGCGATCGCTTCCGAACGAACCGGGAACGGTCGCAGGTAAAATGAGCGGCGTGCCGAATCCTGCCGACCGCAATCGACTATTCGTGAGCGCGATCTGCGAATTGATGATGTTTTCGATCCCCATCGATCAACGTCCTTTCAAGGCGACAGCGTGCCGGCATGCGACGTCGCGTCGAAGTATTCAAGCCAGTGAACGAGCTCGCGCGCTCGCGTGCGGCACCGTAGCCGAAGATCGAACCCCGCGCGATTCTCCCACCCGCGCGCGAGCGGGATAGGTGCGCGCCGAGTCGAGATCACCGAGAGCGGCGCCCACCCGGCGAACGACAGCGCTTCGTGCACGCTCGGGAGCCCGAGCGAACGTTCGAGCCGACCCGCGATCATCGACGCCGGATCGTCCGCCGCTTCGGTCGACGCGAACACGTCGACGGAAAGCGTGCTCACGGCATCATTCAAAACCCACACCGAGACCCGCCGCTCGAGTGCGCCGACGAGCACGATCGGTCCCCCGATGTCGGCACCGAGCTCAAGCGCATCCGGGTAAGACGCCGTCGCGGCGCCCGCACCGAGCGCGTCGACGAGCTCATCGACGAGCGCGTCTCGGATGGCTGCCAGGCTCGTCGGAGTCCCGGCGACGACCGAGACCGTTTCGCCGGCAACGGTCGCACCGTACGTCGCGCCAGGGGTCGCAGCGGTCACGCGCAGCGCGAGGCGCGTCGCCCGATCGTCCTGCCCCTCGGGCACGCCGAGCGCGATGAAGCCCGCGCCCACGTAAGGCTTCGGGGGGCTCGGTCCGACTTGCTCTTTCCACATGAAGGCGAGCGCCGGATCGATGAGCGCCGCTTGCGCTTGAATCCAATCGCCAAGCGCATCGCGCATTGACGCCCAATCTTCGGGGAAATAGCGGACGGGTCGCGCCATTCAATCCCGCATCCGCAACGCGATCGCGCGACAGTAGCCCGCCTGTGTCCCCCACGGCTCAACACGGTCGACGACGAACGTGCGCCCGTCCCACGTCACCTCATCGGCTTCGCCGCCCGTTTCCACGTCGGACGGCAGCAAACGTTCGACCGTGTAGATCTCGATCGCTTCGTCGACGCGTGCGCCCTCGGGAAGCTGCGTGATGTCCGCAGGTTCGAGCGGATGAACCGCAGCGATCGGCGCGAACGTCGAAGGCACGCCCGGTGTCCAAACCCCATCGACGTAAGAGCCCGACTTGCGCGTGACCGTGATCGCGCCCGGTTGACCGAGCGTGCGCGTCACGATCGCGCCGAGCATGGCGATCGGGTAGGGCATCGATCAGCGAAGCCTCTTGCCTGTGGGGTGCACGACGTACTCGATGCCTTGTCGAAGCTGCCCGGTATCGATGAGCGTGCGCGTCGAACCTTTGCGCGCGATCGTGCTCGGCGCATTCGGAGGCGGGATGTTCGATGCGATCTTCGCCTGCACGAGCGCTTTCGCTTTTGCGCCGATGATCCCGAGCGCGCGCTTCGGATCCATCTTGCCGGCGAGCACGAGCAAAAACAGGCGACGTTGCAACTCGCCAAGCTCGGCGCGCCCTTCGTCCATCGCCGAGCGCATGAAAGAACGCTCGGGCACGCGACCGTCGATCGTTCCGTACTCGTTCGCCGACGCGACGAGCGAGAGGCTCGTGCCGTCTTCGGTCACTTGATTCCCGTGCACGCCGACCGTCGTGTAGCCGAACGCAAGGCTCTTGAGCCGCACGACGAGTGCGCCCCATCCGCGATCGCGCACGATGGTTCGACCCCGCGTCATAGGGACACGAGATCCGTCGCCGCGAACATCGCGGGTCCCATGAGGTTGACGAGCTCAATAAACTCTTTCCCGTATGAGGTCATCTCGAGACCACGCACGCCGAACGCCGCCGGGAAGGTCACCGAGACCGAACCCGCCGTGACGGACTGCGCGCCACCCCCGCGTTGAATCGAGAGGTACTCGAGCAGGTGCGCGGTCAAGAGCCCATGCGCATCGTTCAAGAGCTCGCCGAATCCGTCCTCGGAAACGCGCCGACCTGCGCGCTGTAACGCGCGATCGACGAACGCATCCGGGAACGCGGTCAGGTCCGCGAACGCCGGATAATCGAGACGGAACTCGGCGAGCGTGAGCACGTCGTCACCCCACAACCTGCGCGACCGCGGGGCTCGCGAGCTCGTCGACATCGACCGCCTTGCCGTGCTCGAGAGGCTTCGTGCGCGGCGCTTGGGGGACCGCGCGTCCGACACGCTTGCCCGCATCGATCGCGATCTGACGCGCGCGCTCTTCGACCTCGCCCTTGTCTTTCGTGACCGGCGCGAGTTTCTCTTTCGCTTCCGAGTACGCTTTCGCCGCGGCTTGGAGCGGCGCGGGAAGCGGCGGACGGATGATCGGGATCTTGCCTTCGACCTTCCCGTTCGCGGTCCCGTCGTCGAGATAGCTCACGATGCCCGCGTCGATGTACCTCTCGAGCGGGCTCACGCCGTAGCTATCGGTCTGCGCGAGCAAAGCGCCGACGAGCTCGGCGCTCTTGCGATTGATCGTGTTCGGCAGAAACTCCGTGCTCAAAACACCTTTTGTCGGGTGCACGTAATAGCACGTGATCGGTCGCGTGCACTCGAACGGGATTTCATTCAGGTTCGCCATGCACGCGACTCTATCGCCTACAGCCCGTCGGCGTAAACGCCCGCCATTTCGCGAAACCACACGGTTCCGCCGAGACGCTCACGCGCGATCACGAGCGTCTCGAACCCGCTCACCTGCGGGTCAAGTTGATCGAACGGGAGCGGGATAACGCCGCCGAGATTCGCCGGGTCTTTCTCATATGCGACCGCGCGGGGACCGCCGCTCGCGCCCGCGATCGAAAGCTCGGACATCGGCTCGACGGTGATGCCTGGATTCGACGCGCGAAAGAACTCGAGTGCGGTCTTATCGTTCGTCCCGAAGAGCGTGGTTTGCGCGCGTCGGAAGTGCAGATCCGGCAAGAGGATCGTGTTCACGGCGTGCGCCCGGCGCGTCGCGATGAGCATGTGATCGACGAGCGTGTTGAGATCGACGACGATCTCGGCGCCAGTCCTCGCCGTGTTGAGCCAGTCGCCATAAGGGAGCGTGATGAGCGGGACGACCGGATGCGTGAGAAAGCCCGGGATCTGCCGAGCCGCGTTCCCGAGCAAGAGCGTCTCGTTTTCTTTCTCGGCCATCGCGCGACGCGCCGCTTCGGGCTTCGCCGTGTCGAGCGGTGCGTTCGCGAAACGCGCCGCTTCCATCTCTTCGAGCGTCCACCCGTACGACGTCGCGATCGTGCGGATCGGGAACACGTCCAGATCCTTTGCGATGTCGACGCGCGGAATGTCTTTCGCGTTCGCGCCGACGAAATCCGCCATCCCACGTTGATCGTAGGACGTGAACGCCCACGCCATCGCGCCGGGATTGATCCCGGGCTTCGTCGGGATATGGCGCGTCGCATCGAGCGCCGGATACTTGCGTGCGTACAGATCGGGAACGATCTGCAAGAGCTCGTGCGAGACGAACGCAGCGAGCGAGTCGAAGCGCGGCGCGGCTTGGTGCCGGCGATACGCGATCGAATCGAGACGAGCGAGACTCGGGATCATGGGGTCGGTCCTTTCAATGCCGCGCGTGCGGCTCGATCACGGCAGATTGAGGTCGACGATCGCGAGTCCGTTTTGACTCGTCGTGCGCCAACGCGCGGACTCGATGAGATCGGCAGTGCCCGAGTCCGAATCCTTTCGGAAGCGCCCGAGCACCGTCCCGCCGCTCCCGCTCGTGTGGCGGTAATAGACAGGGTCCGTCGGGCCCACGGTCTGCTCAGTCGCGACCCACACAGGGCCGCGCGAGATCACCGTGAGATCGTTGTACGGGGCCGCTTCGCCGCGATTGTTCGGGTCGGCGTTGTACGTGTCGACCACGCTCGGCGTGCGCTCGACGACGCCGAGAAGATGAAGCGAAACGTTCTCGGTGGTCGTCGTCTGCGTGAGCTCGGCGTCGAGCTCGTCGACATAGAAATCGACGCCCGGGACGTCCGACGTGAGATCCACGTTCGTCGACGCAGCGACCGCAGCGCTCACGGGCATGTTGGCGATCGCTTCGACGCGCGCCGCAATCGCCGTCGCGATTTCGGCCTGCGTCGCAGAACTGTCCGAGTCGATATCGATATAGAACGATCCGAGTCCGGGGATGCGTACCCAAAACTCGTATTTTTTGCTATTCGTCGCCGCCGTGACCGCGATGCGGATGACCTTTGCGGTCGGCGCTGCGGGCAGCATGCAGCTCTTGTCGTTCGTTCCCGACCCCGTGCGCTTCACGACCGCCGAGCCGAACGGAATCGCCTGCGACGCTGCGTGCGCCGTGACGACCGAGAGCGCGATCTGCGCGTTCGACTCGGTGACCGAGAGATCGTAACCCGGCGTGCGCGCCGTGACCCGCACGTTGTTTCCGTTCGGGTTCACCGTCGCGAGCTTTTCGAGCTCGATGAGCGTTCGGAAGTGCGCGATGAGCCCATCGCGAATCTCCGCGGCGGTCGCGCTCGCGTCCGCTTGATAGTAGACCGCGACGCCTTCGACCTCGAATTGATAGAGGTGCGAATTGACGACGGTCGGAACGACGTCGACGACTTTGCGCGTCGACCCTTTATCGTTCACGTACGTGCGCGCGTAGTAGACGTCGCCGATCGCGGCGCGCATGCCCGCGAACGCTTTGAGCATGTTGGCATGGTAAACGGTCTGCATGTTCCGACTCCGATCTTGCGCTCACGCGAGCGAATAGGGGGCTAGGCGCTCTTCGCTTTCCAAGCGTTCGCTTGCTCTTCGATCATCTTGTTTCGAGCCGCTTCGGCTTTCTTGACGAGATCCGTATCGTCCGACGTTTTCGCGTCGAGACGCTTGCCGTCCTCGACGATCGAAACGAGCGCACCCGTCGTGCTCACGTGCTTCGCCGTCAAGTGATCGAAGAGCGCGCGCTTATAGATCGGGTCTTTGCCATCGAGCTTGACCTCGGGCGCGACGACCGCGAGCACGTCGTCGACGATCTTCGCCGAGTCAAGGCGCACGATCTCGGCGACAGGTTTCTTGAGTACCGTTGATCCGCGCAACACGATCTCGGCGCGATCGGCGACGCTCGCTTCGGCCGCAGCTTTCGCCGCATCCGCAGCCGACGAGTCGGTGCGCGCCTTGCTCTCGACTTCGAGCGCAGTCACTTTCGCGGCGAGCTTTTCGCGCTCGGTCTTCTCGCTCGCGAGCGTCGTCGTGAGCGTCGTCGCGGTCGCAGTCGCGCTGTCCGCACGCGCGACCGCTGCATTGAGCGCCGCGCCGACCGCATCGGGAACATCGTGCTCGGTCCCATCGGCAAGCTTGATCTTCACTGTTTTGACTCCCGCCGGGGGTGCCGGCGCATCGAGGCGTGGCGCGGGCTCGCCACGCAACGCGGGGTGGTTATCGCTCGCCGCGCTCGCTGAATCGAGCCGCAAGCGCGCGGTGCCTGCGCGCCCGGATGCGCAAAGCGCGACATGATTCCCGACGATCTCGGTCTGCATGACGTCGAAGCGTGACTCGGTCCCATCGCGCGCGACGAACGTGCCGGGTCGGTTAACCGCGACGCACTCGTACGCGCACGACAGTTCCGAGAATCCGGCTTTCGCCGCAGCGATCGCGTGCTCGGCATGAATCGCGATCTTCGCCCGCACATGATCAGCGTCCTGTCGAGGCTCGCCGACCGTGCCGACTTGGTGCTTCGACACGTCGCCTGCGCGCAGCAAACCATCGCGTGTCGGCGGATGATCGATGGTCACGGGCATGAGCGCGAAGCTCGCGAGCGATCGCGCTGAGAACACCTCGTTCGGGGGTCGAAGCTCGCGCCGGGTCGTGCCGTCGGCGTTCCGATAGACCTGCACGCCGACACGCGCGATATGCGCATCGGCGAGCAGAAAACCGTATTTCGTGGTCGTCGGGGGATCGAGTTTCAGCGAGTCATATCGCCGAACGTGCTCGCCGACGGGCGCATCGACTGAATCGAAACGCACGCACTCGCCGGACTCGTACGTGATCTCTCGCGCGGCGTCGCTTTGATCGAGCCGCACGCTCGGCACGCGTGACACGGCGAGGCTCTTTCAACGATCCTGTGCGCAACGTCAAGATAT